CACATAGGTTGAGATACTCTTGTCTGGAGGGACCTGAAATAGGTGTATATGTAAGGGGAGTTCTACAAGGAACAAATGAAATTGAATTACCAGATTACTGGAAAGATCTCGTAGATGAGGATACTATTACAGTCCAGTTAACACCCATTGGATCTCATCAAAGTTTATGTTATGCTGTTGCTAAAATGAAAGATAAAATTAGTATATTAGTGAACCCACATGGTTTTAATTCACACACTATTCGTTGCAGTTACATAGTATATGCTGAACGTAAAGATGTGAAGAAACTGGTAACAGAATATGAAGGAGCTACAGAATAATGGCCTCTGATCCAAATTTAATCGCTAAAAGATTAAGAGAACAAAGAAAACAAGTAAAAGATGAGACAGTGGTTCTTAATGAACAACTGGCTCTAGTTGATGTAATAATTGACGAGTATGATGATTTGATTATTAAATTAGATAAGAAAATTCAACCATTGCTGCCTCCTATCAATTATCAAATTGATCAAGTACAAAAGGCATATCTTGATAGAATATCTCATGGATGTAGGAGTGATCTTACATGGCAATTACAAGAAGAGAAGGAAATGAATATTTACAATAATCCTAAGCAACCAGTAAAGATATATCAAGTTGTAAAAGACCCATCTACATTTAGATTTCTAGGATACTATGGCCCAAAATATTACAAATACCCAAAGAATAGAGAGTATGGATCTAATGTAGTAGAGACTATTAACGACGCAGATGCAAATGTGGGTAGTAAGATTTTGCCTATATTTGATGCTGATGCAGAAACTCTAACTGGATTTACTACAGGTAGACTTTCTGGTATCAAGACAGGAGATTTTATAACAGACTCATTATCGTATCCTTACATATTTCAAGCAGGAGCTGGAACATCTATAACTGGTTTTGGACTTACTGACTACGCCAAATACAATTATGCGGTGAGTGGATTTTGTACATCAGGTGATAATAAAATATATGGAGATCAGAGAATAGGATTCATAACTGATTTCAGTATTGGAGATGAAGTTTATGGTGCCTCAGATAGAAGTGGTGCTGGAATCATACCAACAGGAACAACTATTACAGGGTTTGGAACTGCGGTTGGTATCGTAACTTTTGTGAACTCTGCTGGTATTACTACAGGTGTAGAAGTAACTCTAGATTTTGCAACTCTAAGTAATGCGGTCACTAACAACATCAATAAAGATATAGGAACATCATTCTATGTCGGAGTCGTATCATCATACTATTACGCAGACCTAAGTGCTGCTCCCAATGCTACAGGTATTAGTAGTTCTTTCATTATTATTAGACCTGGCGATTTAACAAACATAGAGTTTGAATCCACTAAGAATCCAATAGACCCAGTAGAGATAGGTATAGCGAGGGGTGCAAATATAGGAAAAGGACATAGATTGGAATTGATTAATAATGGAGATCCAGACATTACTGCACAGTGGAGAGAAATTATTGAAGATCCAGAACCAGCCGTGGGTGCTGGTAGAGTGGAATATTATATTGGTACTACTCAGTGGCCTACTATATCAAGAAGAGATTCTGATGGAGATGTGGTTACTACACACGCAACTCTAGGACAGAGAGTTATTGTAGGTGTGGGTGCAACTATTGGTGCTGGTATAGGGTACACAGGAACTCCTCCAGCTGGTGCAATACCAGGCGATTGTGGAACTTATGATACTGCAATCATTGATGCAGAAACTGAACTGCAAAATCTTATTAATGCAAGCACACCCAAAATAAATCACTATATAAATGGAGCAGATTCTTTGCGACAACTAAGAGATGATGATGAAACAAAAGCATGGGGATACCTACAAGCAATAGGGTTCAACAATGCAAAAGCTAGTAGACAACTATCGCAAGCAGAAACTATAGAGGATTTTAATTGGCCTGACGTTGGAATTACAACATGATACCAGAACATTTCTACCCATTTTGGACTGTTTATGATAGTCTAGGACAGAAGTATTGTGATTGCAGCCACGAGGAGTATGCAATCAGAACTTTAGAATTACATGAAGGTGAGGAGTTTACTTACAGGAGGATAGATGCTCCTAAACCACTGCCACCACATATTGTAGATGTAACAGCAACAGCTGAAAAAGAATTGCCTGGGCAACAGGGATTACCTTCAGCAGTTGAGAGATTACATAATGATATCAGAAAGAGTTTGAGGAAACCTTTTGAACCTCTACCCGAAAGTGAATTGAAAAGCATGCCACATGATTTACATTGATTGCCGACAAGAATTTTTAGATTGGTCTAAGTATGACTTATCGAAAGACGAGATATATGTTGTAGATTACATCTTTCCGCCTTGGTTTGTTCACCATGTTCATGATATGGTGATGACAGGATACAACTGGTTCTGGGGACACACCAGCGGATATGCTGAAGATGGTAGAGATGTGGGTGCAGATCCTACATGGGAAGAGGCGCCAGCCTTGAAACAACAGATATTTCCTCCAGACAGGAGTGACATTGCACAGGACAGTGCCTTCAAAATGATCTACAGTGCTGTTATGAATACTCTACCATTTGAAGTAGAACTGGGAGAGATAATGATAAATGGACAACAGTGGATACATAACACAACACCACATCAGGATTGTACATGTGACAATGGCCTCAGTTTCTGTTATTATATAAACAAAGAGTGGAATCCAGAGTGGGGAGGTCAGTTGATGTATAAGTTAAATGATAAGTGGGAAGGGGTAGACCCTGCCCCAGGCAGAGTTATATTCTTCAAAGGAAATATATGGCATCATGGTATGCCACCAAATGAAAAGTATCGTGGACTAAGATCTAGTCTGGTATATAAAACAATGAGAAAAGTACCTCTACCTTCAAAATGAAAAAAGAAATCTTTGGAATACCTATCTTTGAAGACAAGGTTGATGTAACTAAATTTGATATCATTCCTAGAGCTCCACTAGAACCAACATGGGATTCTGGTGTTCCTTCTACTTTCTCATCACAAAAACAAGAACTGATTCCAGAGGATATATGGAGATATCTATCTGAAGTTATAGAAAGGAACTTGTACCCAGCAAACTTGATGGGAGAGAACGCAAGGTTCGGGCATATATGGAAAAATGTCTATGAAAAACATCACTATCAGGATGCTCACATACACCCTAAAAGTCAGTGGAGTTTTGTAATTTATGTTGATGTAACATCAAGGACAGCCTTCTTTAATCCTTCAATACATAATATACAGAATCATATAGGTTGCACAAATCCTTATTTTCCGTTAGACTATAAGCCTAATCTTGAGCCTGGGAGTATTATTATATTCCCATCATTCCTCATGCACATGGTTAATTCAGGCAATGAGGGATCTACAATATCTGGAAACCTTTACATGGAATACCCATGACTGACACAAAGAAAAACAGAATGACAAAGGAGGAGTACCTCCAGAAATGCGAGGAAGTAGAAGATACTGCCTACGCTGAAAAAGGCCATCCACAGAGTTTTGGAAACAATCTATTACTCCAAAACATTGATGCCTTCGGTAAAGAGATTGCAAAATTGAGTACTAAAGTAAGAGCCCTTGAGAGATCTGCTAATGATGCAGAACTTAGAATCGTTGGACTCGAGCATGAAATCGCACTATTATCAGAGGAGGTTGAAAATGGTAAAACGCACACACACGATTGAGAAAAAAAATCCCCAACATAATCAGATATGGGAATGGGAAGAAACTCCAGAGTTAGCGGCATATATTGCTAAACAAACTGGTAAACAGGTTTTACAGGATGGTCCTAAAGTACCCGAATCTTAAAGATCATATATTTGAGTATGATTTGTTATCTCATCAGGAATGTGATGAGATAGTTTCTTACTTGGATTCTCGTGAATGGGATGATTTCATGTGGTATCAGGGTTCAACTAATGAACATGTTGATCTTGATAAAGATTCAAAGATGAAGTCAACTGTAGATTGCCCAGAGGCGGCATCTATGATACAACCACATATAAATGATGAGTTGCATCATGCCTTCCACGAAAAATATAATTATTATAGTGTTGGATCTGGCGGTGGTGGTTCATTCTGGGAAGCCAGCTCTGGTATAAAATTCAATAAGTATGCTGTTGGCGATTATCTTAGTCCTCACTACGATCACATTCATTCTCTCTTTCAAGGACAATTTAGAGGAATACCTGTCACAAGTGTGGTAGGTGTATTGAATGATGACTTTGAAGGCGGTGATTTTATATTTTGGGAAGAACACACTGTCAACATAAAGAAGGGAAGTGTATTAGTATTTCCAGCACTGTATTTGTTTCCACATGAAGTCACTCCAGTTACAAAAGGGGTTAGATATTCTTGGATACAATGGATTGTATAGTCCTGATGTATGACTCAAAAAGACATGTAGGTGGTGCAACCTATATTTTGGACAGGGGTTCGACTCCCCTCACCTCCATAAGCTAGGGGGTGCAATGGTTTCGACAGGGTACAAGGAGCATGACTGAAAACCTGCTCGGAGAGCAAAACACAGATGCAAAATCATCTGACACTGCTGCGAACAACATCGTAGCGTTCTCTCGTATTCTTACGAGAGAATTTGCCCGCACTGACGAACTCGTCACTGCCTAAGGGGCAATCGGGGATTGGTTACTCCTTGTTACCCAAGTGACCATAGGGGGCTCTGCCCCCTTTCATATATAAATTAAAACTTTATGCGTTTACAATTTTGGTATTCTAAAGGTGTAAAGCAGTGGCATTGGACACTCCACACCAGACATTACGCTCCAAAAGGACAAGACTACTATCATACCTCTGGATCAGGAACTGACGTAAGAGAGGTAATGGATAAAGTTGCCTCAGAAGTTGAACATTTAGTGGAAGAAAGAAACAAAGATGTTTGAATTAAGTGATCAATTAGAAGTTATAGCTATTACTGATGTAGGTCCTGAAAAAAGGAACTGTATGTTGATAGATAATTTCTACAAAAATCCTGATGAAGTAAGAATTTTAGCACATAAACTACCAAAAAGAAAAGATATAAATCTAGTAAATCATCACTCAGGAACGAGATCAGTATATGAAACAGAAGAGTTAAGGAAAAATACTGAGAGATTATTCAAAGAACTATGTTATGATGTTGATTTTTGGGGTAGACCAACAGACCATGACTTCATGGAAAGAAACATGTCAGTCATGCCTTTCTTGGTAGATTGGATGAATCAGGACACAGTTGCTAAACAACCATTACAACTGTTACCATTTCAGGCTTACTATCCAGAAAACCCAAGTCCTTTTCAATTTACTGTAGAAATTTTTCTCAACCAAAATATGACTGCCCAAGGTGGCACTGATATTTGGGCATTTGCTGGAAAGACTACAGTTGATGAAGATCTGAAAAACATGTACGCAGATGCTGATGCTTTCTCACTGAGGAAAGATGTATATGAATCAGTACTGGCTTGGAAACAGATGATGATGTTTGGAATGGAATACAACAGAGCGATCATCATACCAGCAGATATCCTACAGGCACCATTCATTACCGCAGGCATGTATGAGACAGAAGATAGACTCTCTCAGAAGATATTCTTGTAGATGTCTAAATAGGTTAGAAGAAATTTTATAGGTTGAAGGTAAAATGCCTCTATCAAGATTAGAAAACTTTCTAAAGAACGCTGAGGGAAATATTCTCTATGTTAATCCCAGTGACTTTGATGCAACAGATAGTATAGAAAATAGAGGTAACTCTCAGACAAGACCCTTCAAGACTATTCAAAGGGCATTGATTGAGGCTGCAAGATTTTCATATCAGACAGGAAAGAACAATGATAAGATTGACAGAACTACTATTCTAGCATATCCTGGCGTACACTATATTGACAACAGGCCTGGATTTACAGTAACAAATAATAATGGTAATGCAGAATTTAAGTGCAGAAAGAACGCTGGATATCAAACAACAACATTAACTCAGTTTACTACAGAAAGTAATTTTGATGTATTAGACCCTAATAACGAACTATACAAGTATAATAGTACCGAAGGTGGTGCTATCATGCCTCGTGGTACATCTATTATTGGTTTAGATCTTCGTAAAACCAAGTTAAGACCACTATATGTTCCTGATCCAGCTAATGATGCCATGGAATATGGTGGTGTTCTTAGGGTTACAGGTACTTGTTACTTCACTGCTTTCACCATATTTGATGCAGACATCACCAAGACTGCATACTATGACTACGATAGTAATACAAAGACTCCTTCATACTCTCACCATAAATTAGCTACATTCACCTACGCTGATGGTATCAATAGCGTATTGATTGATGGTGTTGACAGTGGATTGACAGATCTTGA